GGTTACTTGGGGAGCATAGGCTCATATGCGGAGATTCAACTAATCAGCAGGATATTGCATTATTGATGGATGGTAAGAAGGCTCAGCTTATTGTAACTGATCCACCTTATAATGTGGATTATACAGGTAAAACCAAGGATGCATTGAAAATTGAAAACGATAAGATGGACAATCACCAGTTTTATGATTTCCTATTGGCAGCCTATACTCGAATGTTTGAAGTAACAGATGACGGGGCAAGTATTTATGTGTTCCATGCGGATAGTGAAGGTTTGAATTTTAGAAGGGCATTTATTGAAGCTGGATTCAAACTGGCACAATGCTGCATATGGGCAAAGCAAGCGATGGTAATGGGACATGCCGATTATCACTGGATGCACGAACCCGTATTATATGGTTGGAAGCCGACAGGAGGACATTATTGGAACAGTGATCGTAAGCAAACGACATTATGGCAATTTGATCGTCCTTTCCGCAATGAGTATCATCCCACGATGAAGCCGATTCCCTTGATTAGCTATCCAATTAAAAATTCTAGTAAGCTTGGTGATGTCGTATTTGATCCATTTGGTGGCTCAGGTTCAACATTAATTGCTTGTGAGGAAACGGATCGAATTTGCCATACGAGTGAGCTTGATCCCAAATATGTAGATGTGATTGTGAAGCGATATATTGCCCATGTTGGCAGTGATAACGGCGTTTATCTGATTCGAGATGGAGTGAAGCTAGGCTATTCAGAAGTTGTTGCTGATCTAGAATTAGTGAACATGTAAGGAGTTTATAAGGTGTATAGCATCACAAAAATTATAAACAAGGAAACACCAAAATTAGCTATTGCCGCAAACATACGCTTTGCTTTAAGTTCTGAAATACCAGAAAATAAAAGCATGAATCCAAGAAAAAGTTGATTGAGCATAGTGAAGCGTTGACTGTCGTTAGGATAAGCGAATGATAGAGAGGCGCATATGAGGACAACCAAAGCACATATTAAAGTTGCTATTTGATACATGCCCATTTTCTTAAGCATAGGTAAATTCCCCCTTTCCATTTAGTTTATTATACGATGAAATTCTATTATACAATATTATTCCACTATTTAATTAAAATGATAAACAATATGTTTTTCAAGAAGTTGTTGCTGAGTCAGCAAGGTCAGAGGTATCATGTGCTGACTAAACCGAAAGGGTGACTCAATTGGGTAAAGCAAAAGTGAATATGGTGATTCGGTTCCTAAAGGACATGCAAGCCGAAAAGGTAAATGTACTGGGGGCTGAGGAGGCTCGGGAGGACAATGAGTTGATTCAGAAGGTGATTGAGGATATCGAATTGTTTTACGAGGCTGAGTTGGAAGGGGAAGTTAGAATACATATTGGGAATGGTCGATAGTTCCCTTTTTTGTGATGGAGTTGAGTAGAATGAGCAAGAACAATGACAAGCCAAAAAGGAATAAGCCAAAGATACTAACCAAGTATGATCAATTTGTTGTGCCAAGACTCAGGGATATCCCCGTTTGGGTACGTGAAGGGGCAACAGATGAGGAGATAGCAAAACGACTGAACATTCATATTTGGACATTAGGCGATTATCGTAGGAAGCATCCGAAATTTGCTGAAGCATTGGAACGTCCAACCAAGTGGGAAACCCATGTTTATCCTCGATTAGCGGAGATTCAGCAGTGGTTCGAAGAAGGCGTGAATGCAGAGGACATTATCAAGAAACTCGACATTGGTAAAACGACTTGGTACGAGTATATAGATAAGCATCCGATGCTGGCTGAACTAGTCAAATGGAGCAGATCTGTCCCTATATCCCACGTGGAAAATTCACTTTTAAAAGCTGCTACGGGGTATGAATATGAAGAAATTAAAACGATAATCGAAGAAGACAAAAGTGGAAAAAAGAAGACTCGTATCGAGAAAGTGAAACGATATCAGCCTCCCAATCCGACAGCGATGATCTTCTACTTAAAGAACCGCGCACCCAACGAGTGGAATGATCGACATGAGCTGGTGGTGAATACGAAAGCACTGGAACAGGAGCGTAAGCAGCTATTTCTGGATATGATTGAAGCGGATGTAGTGGATGCCGATTATGAAGCCATTGAGGAATCGGTCGAGATTGAGGAAGGATATATAGAGCCGGATGATTCGCAGCCATAACGTTATGTCGTCAGTATTTGTATAGATAAACACCTGTGTTAGCCCGAAATTTGCCCCAAAAGTAGCCAAACCCAGTGCATAAGATAAGTTATGCAATCAGTGGACTTTCCCCCACATCAACGCTATGATGTGACACACGAGCGAAAAGGTGGGGGAGAATATGAAGTATATTCAAGGGTTTGAAGCACATTTACGGAGCAAGGATCGGAGCAAGAACACAGTTTCGTGCTACATCCGGGACGTGTTGCAGTTTATAACCTGGTATCAAAGGAAAACGGAATATGGACTGGACAAGTGGATTGAACTGGATGGAATAGAATACAAGAAATATCTGCAAAGCACCAACCAAGCGATACTGACCATCAATCGTAAGATCGCCAGCGTCAACGTATTTGCACAGTGGATGCACCAGCAAGGCTATATAAAGGAAGAAATACATATCGAAGCGGTCAGGAACAAGGTTGTTCGGCAGTATAAGGGCCTTGAGGAAAAGGATTTGTGGAAGCTGCGGAATGAAATTCACCGTAAGGGTAATCGGATGCATATCTGTATGATTGAATTGTTGCTGGGAACAGGGATACGGGTAAGCGAATTGGTTGGTATCAAGCTGAAGGATATTGAAATAAGTGAACGCAAAGGAGTATTGAAGGTATTCGGTAAAGGGAACTCCTTTCGTACCATACCATTGAATAAGGATGTGCGTAAAGCGATTAGCAGGTATCTCGAAGTCAGACCACAAGTGGAATCAGAATATCTATGTATGGGCCAGCGTGGGGCATTGGAACGAAATGCGATCAACCTGATCCTGAACAAATATGGAGATCGGATCAACGTAAAAGTCACACCCCATATGCTCAGACATACGCTTGGCTATAAGCTGGTGAAAACGACTCCTTTGACGACCATCCAGCAAATCCTTGGACATGATCACGTAGCGACAACCAATATCTATACCCTAACGACACAGCAGGATATGGCCGAAGCCTTGGCAAATATCGAGTGGTAAGCAGCCACTCTTTTTGTCGTGGATGGGAGGGGGCCTTCTATGTAGATAAACGAGGCCGCCAGCAAAGGGTGCAGAAATTTTTGTGATGGTTTTATAGTAAATTTGAGAAAGGAGCTATACCGATTGAAACAATAAAGCAAGAAGAGCAACGAAAAGCTGAGCTACTTAACCAGTATATGGAGAAGCATTTTAAACCACCGAAAATGAAACAACTAATTGAAACGTTCTCTTTTTCTGAACTTCGCAAGCTAATCGGTGAGATGGACATTGAGTTTTTCGCTTTAGCCTATTTCCCTAAATATTTTGATCGAGCGTTTGGACAGTTTCACAAAGAGTTATTTTCGGAATTAAGACATATGCTTGCCCATACTGGACTGATTACGGCTTTCGGACTTCCTAGGGAACATGGAAAGTCCACGATCAGTTCTTTTTTATTTCCGCTGTATGCCACGCTTTATGATAAATCACAGTTTACACTGATTATATCTGCCACAGAGCAGATTGCATTGCCCTTCCTCGATATGATCAAAGATGAGCTAGAAACAAATCAGATACTGATTGAGGATTTTGGGATTCGTAAAGGGAGCCGCTGGAACAACAATGAAATATGGCTTAAGAGTAAAAGCGGACTGGACTCCTGCATTATGATTCGCGGGATTGATGGTAGTTTGAGAGGTATTCACTATAAGCATCATCGTCCTACCCTGGTTTTAATGGATGATTTGCTTAAGGAAGATACCGCACGATCCGAAGCCAAACGAGAACAGATTAAAAATACGTTTACGGATGTCATTCTTCCTATTGGCACAAGGGATACCAATATCCTTATCTGCGGAACCATTTTGAACGAAGAAGATATTATGGCTGATCTGCTCAAAGGGAAGATACCAGGTGTGCGAAGTGTTCGTAAAGCAGC